GTTCTTACGTAATTATTTCTTTCTATAATGTGTGATATTCCGCTAAACAAGTAAGTTAAAAACATTTACAACAGACACTGCAAAATCATAATAAAAATTCTTATTTAAGCTGCTGCTTTATATTAATTAAACTATACTCAATTTAATTTAACATAAGCTTCACACGCCATTTGCACTCCTTTATTACAAGCCTTGCCAAACCATTGTTTAGCTAATTCCTTATTTGGTTGAACACCTCGCCCCAATGCATAAGCAAATCCAAGCTGTGTTTGAGCACCTTCATCACCTTGCTCTGCTGCTTTTCTATACCATTTAATAGCTTCAAAATAATCTTGTTTTAAGCCAATAGCATGTTCATACATTACCCCTAAATTCAACTGAGCACTTGCATTTCCTTGCTCCGCGGCTTTTCTAAACCACTTAACTGCCTCAATATAATCTTGCTTTACCCCCTCTCCATCTGAATACATGTGCCCTAAGGCTACTTTAGCAGTTGTATCTCCTTGCATCGCCAATGGTAGCCAAAGCTTAAAGGCTGTTTGGTAGTCACCTTTTTCATAAGCTAAAAAGCCCTCTGACAATTGTGGTATTTTCATATCAGACTTGGCAATTGGACTAAAAAAAATATAAAAACAACTACACTAATCGCAGTAAAAAGCATTTTTGATAATTTCATAAAATCACTCCTTTTTTTAGAAAAAACAACTACAAATTAAAGAAAATTCGACTTAGCTCAATAATTATACAAACAAGGAATAAATTTAACAAGCTCACATCATAAAACCGACAACAAAATATAAAAATAACAAATAAAACAAACAATATGGAAGCAAAAGATTTTTCAGATTTCGTTTTCGGAAATTATCCACTTCAAAGAATTGAAGAGTTTCGTAATGGTACAGCAGCTCTCTTAGGTTTTAATAACTTTGCAGAGATTGAAGAGCTTGCAAACCAGTTTAAAGATGATGAGAGCTTTATAGAAATCTCAGAGTTTGAAACTAAGCCAGGCAGAAATATTAAATGTGTTGGCCACGCAGTTGCACCATTTGATCTTTACACAAAAGCACTTAACGGAGAGTTCTGTAATGGAATGCACGTAGAAGAGATTGATGATTATAAGTTCTCAGTTACTTGTGACGGATGCGGCGAACCTTTCGCTATCTATGATAAGAAGAGCGTTGATTATGAGTTTGATGGAACACGCAAGCAAATAGGAATACTTTTTAAGGTAGAAGACTGAAAACAAAGATGGTGAAGTTTATCCTTTTATAAACAAATATTAACCATATAAAAATACGACTATGACAACTCAAGAATTAAAAAATATTGCAAAACAAAACGGCTTAGAACTTGTAAAAGTAAATAATATAGATGATGCTATTTGTGGCTTTAAAAGTTTCTCACAAGCTCAAGAATTAGCAGATAAATATAACTTAAATGTTGTTCTAATTCAAGCAAAGCAAGGTTCAAGCAATTACGAAGACAAAGGCAGTATGACTTCTGCAATTGATGTTTTTGAACAATATAAGCAAAACGAAAATTTCATCTTCTTTACAAAAGGCGATGCAGAAGAGTTTCAAGAATATGAAATTAACGAAATTCTCGAGTGGATGAAAGAAGATGAAGCAAGCGAAAGCGAAATTACAACGTTCTTGAAAGATATGAACGAAGTAAAAGCAAAAATCGAAAGTCTTACAGACAATGAATTTATTGCAAAAGATATAAGAAATGAACACTTCACAGACGTTCTTACAAAAGAAGATGTGAATTTCTACAATGAAAAAAACAACGTTATTTCAAGAATAGCATTGATGTAAAATATAGTCGTTATACGGCTACGGATTTAGCTGTAAAAATCAGATCTTTAACAGACTGGTTGGTACAAAACCATATAGATACTACAAGACTAAAAAAAAAGTCTTTCAAACGTAATTAAAACAGGGTTAAGAGATAGCATCAGTTGGTGTTATCTCTTTTTCTTCAAACATAGTTCCAATTCCTAAAAGTAGATACTTAGGAGAAATTTCAAAATCTCTCACTAAGTATGAAATATATTCGACTTTTAGAACTCTCCTTTCTGGTTCTTTTTTCAATGTGCACAAGTTCCAATAATTGATATTGTATTTTTGTGCAAAAGAGTTTAGTCCTCTTATCTTTCTTTGTGTGATAAGAACGTCTATTGCTAAAAAGAATCTTTTAGTTATAGCTATCGCTTCTTCTGAAATATTAAGCATAGGTCCTATATGTTTTTTTCGTCAAGTAATTTCATGAGCATTACAACGAGTTTATTTTTTATTTCTTGCATCACGTCTATTTGCGTTTGCTGTCTATCTATTTGATGTTGCAACTTTAATATTATAGAACGCTGACTTTTTATTATATCAATGGCTTTAATATGATTTGATTTGAAGAACTCGTCCATATCCTCGTTCATTGAATAGTTATTTATTATAGGGTTCTCTCCTGAGATTTGCGTACTATTTTCTTTTATAGAATTTGCGCTTTGCCCTCCTTTTGATTTCAATTTATTTTCGTACATCTTTGCTATATTAAGTTATTGCTATGCTCTTTAATAATTCTACCTAAAATTAAGTCTATGCTTACAATAGAAGATTTAGGTATCTTTATAGGTTGATAAACTGGAGTTCCGTCTGTAAAGGTTTCATCGTTTGTGCTATATGCTAAAATAAAGTCCTCGCCTCCGTCTTGAAGTCTTCTTGTTATTCTATACTCTGTAGTTTCTATTGAGTAATTTTTGCCCCACATTAATAGGTTAATATCTTGTACTCTTTTCAGTACAAGTATAGATCCATTTGGGTATTCTGTCATGCTGTCACCATAATGTCTTATTGCTGATGTTGCCCCTTCAAACCAGTCTCCTGCATCAATGTACGATGGTTTAGAATAATCTAAATTTGCAGTTGTTGTCTCTGGATCGTAACTTGGTGTAAAGTCACCATAGAAAGGTATTCTGTCGCTTCTATGGTTTGAGTTTATGACAATAGCATTTCCGTGTATGGCGTTTGCGGAGTTGTCTCCAGAAGAGTTTATGGTATGCCTATTAGAATTTAGCATCTCGCCTTTTCCTTTTATAAGCCATTCCATATTTAGCTCAGGGTATCTTGAGGAAATGAGGTTTTTCGAGCTATTTCGCATTCTTGCATTTGTATTTGATACAAAGCCATTTCCGAGACCTGTGCTCTGTTCGAATTGAGAAACACTTGTGTCAAGATAGTTGATAAATTGGTTTAATCTTTCTTGTACCTCGTTCATATTCTTAAAATTTATTAATTACAAGACAATTAGTAGACTAATCTTAGATTAATCTAAATAATTTTATTACCTTTGCATTATAATAATTAATACAACAATGCAAAGATAAATAAAGTATTTGATTATCACAAAGAAATGAAGAAGAACAGAGAAAAAATGACCCTACGGGGCTATTATGAGGGTCTTCCAGACGCAACTTGTCCGAAGACAGATTTTATAAATGAGATCGCCTCCAAAACTGGAGTAACGTCATCAACAGTGAGAAATTGGATTTTCTATGGCATGAAGCCTGCAAATGAAAATCACATAAACGTTTTAGTCGAAGTTACAGGAATACCAAAAGCAGAGTTATGGGAAATTTAGAGTTCTATATGTTTGAGGGTGAGCTTTGGTGCAAATCTGACGATGGTAAAAATACGATTGTGGATGAGACCCAAACAGAACTTATCAAATATATGTTAGATGGTATAAGGGAGCGTTATCCTTTAGCCTACAAGGCTCTAACGAAAGTTTACCAAAAGAGTGCTTTAAACGTTCCTTACTATCAGTTTTTGATAGTTAAAAGATTTTGCAAATGCAACTTTGGAAAGTTAGACGGAACGAAAGACGATGTAGAAAGTAATGGTAAGTTTAACTTTGAAAAAGTAGAATGTCCTTTGAGAGGTGAGTGTAGTTTTGAGGGTGTTATTTGCTCGCCAAAATTCAACTCTAAATTGTCTGAACAAGAATTAAGAGTAATGAAACTTGTCTATCAAGGAAAGCAAAAAGAAGAGATTGCGGAAACTTTGTACATCTCTCCTTATACTGTTAAAAATCATATCAAGTCAGTGTATTTGAAATTAGGAATACATGAAAAGTCTGAATTTATTAGATATGTAAATGAAAATAATTTGTTTAACTAAAACACACTTAGAGCAATGAGTAGTTTATTAAAAAAGCCTTCGGAGTTGGCTATTAACTCCACAATTAAGGTGCTTGTTTATGGAGCACCAGGTATGGGAAAATCAACATTAGGTTTGTCTGCGCCAAGTCCTGTATTATTGGATTTTGATGGTGGTGTGCAGCGTGTTAATGGAGCGTTCCAAGTTCCTACTTTGCAAGTAGAAAAATGGGAAGATGTTATGGCGGTGTTAAATGAGGATTTGTCTGAATATAAGACAATAGTTATTGATACAGCAGGCAAAGCTCTCGACTTTATGTCGGCTTACATCATCAAAAACGAACCTAAGTTAGCAAAGCGTGACGGAAGCCTATCCTTACAAGGCTTTACAGCAAGAAAGGCAATGTTCATCAATTTCCTAAGGCAGGTTAGTATGATGGGCAAAAACTTAGTTTTTATCGCTCACGAACGAGAGGATAAAGACGGAGAACAAAAGATTGTTCGTCCAGAAATGGGTGGCAGCTCTGTAGGAGACTTAATTAAGGAATTAGATTTAGTTGGCTATATGCAAGCTTACGGAGAAAAGAGATATGTCTACTGGGGTGTAAACGAAAAAGCTTATACAAAGAACACTTGTAATTTACCAAATGCGATGGAGATTCCTACGCTAATCAATGGTCATGGAGCGGTTATTGGAGAGAATAGATTCCTTACGAATATTTTTGAAAGCTATCATTCTTATTTAAAAAATGAGCGTGAAGTTAGAAAGGAATACGATGCACTTATTGAAAGTGCTAAGGAGGAAGTTGAGGCTATCGTTGATGCGAGTACCGCTAATGATTTCTGTAAGTCTTTCGCTGAGGCAAAGCAAATTTGGGACAGTAAACTAAAGATTGGTTTGCTCGTTAAAGACAAGTGCGAGAAGTTAGGTTTGAAGTTCGATAAAAAAACTAAGATGTATGCCTAATTACAGATTTTATCCGACTTTACTTGATAAGTTCCAAACGTTTTTAGATACGACTGCGGAGGATTATTTTTATCAAGATGAAGATGGTAAATGGCATAAGAATTACTCTGAGGCAGAAGATGCGTTCCACTATTCACAAGAAGAAGTGGACGCTCTTCTAAAACAAGAGTTATTAGATGCTATTAATCGAGTTCCGCACGAGCCGTCAGAGCCTGCAAGTAAAGGTACAGCTCTGAATGAAATTGTAGATTGCATCATTCATAATAAAAAGAGTGATAACAAGAATATTCTTATTAAGTCTCTTAAGGGAGTTGATGTAAAGAGAGAATTTGGTTGTACTGACGAAGTTGGCAAACCTATTTATTACGATTATTGGTTTGAACATATTAAAGTCCCTTGCATTTTTGCTGAAATAGATGGTTTTTCTTTTTATTTCGATAAGGACTTTTGCAAATCTATTGCAGAATATTTCAAAGGTTCTTTAAGTCAAGTTTTTAC